TTCATCACCACGAACGGGATGTTTTGCATCCAGACGTTGGAAGTGATGTTGATGGCGTCTTGGAGTTGGAACTTCGCGCCAGCGCCAGTCAATGCGTACTGATACGTTCCAGAAGTGGTGTTGACCGTGATGTCTTGGTCGAGCACGTTCCAGTTGAAGGCATCTTCAACCTGGCGCTTGGCGTCGTTCACAAACTTGCCGATCAACGCCGAGTACGATGTTTCGCTGTTGGTCGAAACAGTAGTCTCACGCAAGCGCGTGAGCACATCGTTGATCATTTCAAGGTACGTCATTTCTTGTTCCTTGCCGAGATCGCTTTGGCTTTCGCCTTAGCGTCCGCTTTGGACGATGCGCCCCAAGCCTGCAAGGACAAGAGAAGTCGAGTTGGCTCGCCATCCTTGTACTCCGGCCCAGGCATGTTGCCCATCCGCGCTAAAAAGGAGGCCCGTCGAGGGTTGTCGCCTGACTTCACCGGGGCTTTCAAATTGCCGCCGGTAGCCGCATTATAGGATGATCGCCCCTTGGCGTTCAAGCCGCCAGAGGGCGATTTTCCTTCTTTGCGCGTCCAGGCGGGCGTTTTCATTTTTTCTTGGCCGTCTTGGCAGACTGCTTGAAGGCCGCAGGCGTAGGAGCGCCCTTGGTGCCGGGTTTACGCATCTTCTCGCCGGAGCCGGCTTCGATGCGCTTGCGCTTGGCGTTGATGTTGGCGTACAGACCGGGCTTCATTTCTTCTTCGCCTTTCCAGCTTGCGACAGGGCGATAGCCACCGCTTGCTTCTGAGACTTGACAACCGGGCCACCCTTGCCAGAGTGCAGGGTGCCCGACTTGTACTCGCGCATGACCTTGCTGATCTTCTTTTCAGCCTTGGTCTTTTTCATTTCTTTCCCCGAGTCATCTTGTTGGTCATCGTGCGCTGACCGCGAACGGGCAACTTGGGCGCCATCGGCATACCGGCAGGCTTCTTAGTCGGAGCTTTGGGCTTAGACATTTTGGGTGCTTTTCCGTACATGATCAATCCTTAGTAATAGGCCCGCCAGACTTCCAAGCATCACAAGTGCGGGCCGCTGCACAAGTGAATTGGAACAGGTCGCAGTAGCCAAGATCGGCGGCTTTCACGAACTGTTCATCGTAGGACAATTCGCCCTCGTTCTCATCTTTTTCCAGCCCACCAATGATGCACTGCATCATTTTTGGCGTCTGAATAAACGCGGCGCAGTTGCCGCAGAGCATACCCATGATGGATTCTGTGGGTGCGTTGTACATCTTGGCCTTCTTCATCCAGAAGGCGTGATTTTTCTCGTCAGGATTAGGCGGGCCATAACCAAATTTCGCAAATGCGTGGTTGCGATTCTTCAGGTTGATGGCCACATCCTGGGTGGCTACGGGGCAGACGTTAAAGAGTTTCATAGCACTTTACGAGGGCGTCCGCGAGGACGGACGATTTGCTGCGGAGCGGTAAACGGAGTGTCTACGCGCTGGGCATTTGGGTCAAACTCTTTTTGGGGTTCGTCTTCGTCTACTCGGACGTAGCCTGCGTGGCCCCGCATGGAATCAATGTCGTGCTGGAAAGTGAACGTCACCGTATTACCACTCTGAAGACAGCGAAACGTAGCCATATAAACCCTAGAAAAACAGGGGGCGCTAGGCCCCCTGTGGTTTAGATCACAGCGCGTGCGATCACCAGTTGCACGGTGGTGGATGCCAAATTGACAGCGCCCCCGGTGGTGTTGGTGCTGGCGATGGTGACCGTGTTTGCAGCCGAGACATAAGCACGACGGACTAGACCGCCTTCGCTGACGCCAGCAGACATGCCGATCACCATATCGCCCAGGGCAACGCCGGGGACAGTAACGGTATCAGTGCCGGTTGCTTGGTCGGCAATTTCAGCCGTGTCCAGAGTGCAAGTAACGTCCCAAGTGTCCGTAAACAGACCCCGGAACTGATCATTCCCGCGACGGGAAGTAACAGCGGTAGCAGCAGCCATATCAATCTCCTTAAAAAAGACGCCCCCCAGCTTGTGGCCAGGGGGCTAGTCATTAGGCCGGAACGGCCAGGGCGAAGGCGGCGGAAGCGTCAGCAGCGGTGCTGGTGGCGTTGGTGCGCAGAGCCTTAACACCGTACAGCGTGTCAGCGGTGAACAGGGTACCGAGGTATTCCTGCTTGTACTGAGTCTGCGAACGGATGCCCAGCTGCTCGATCAGCACCATAGCGTCACGGTGGCCCATCAGGCAGATGCGGTCAGCGCCGGCGTTACCCGCGCCGGTGTCGGCGTTGGAAGACGCAAACACAGCCATGCCGTACAGTTGACCGATTTCGCCGTTGCGGATCGCATCGCCGTTGCCGATGAAGGCTTGCTCGGTGTAGCGAGCCAGACCCATCAGGGTGTTACGGCTAGACGGGGGGATCAGGAAGAAACGGCCATCCATCGGGATGTCGTTGTCGTCCAGACGCTGGATGGTGCGGCGGATAGCAGCATCGGTCAGCGCGGCAGCGTTCGAGGTGGTGCTGTTGTAGGCGGTGGTGCCATCAGAACCGACGAAAGCCTTGGTGCTGGTGTTGCTGGTAGCGTAGTCGTTGGTGCCAACGGTAGCGCCGTTGAAAGCGCGGCCCAGTTGAACCAGATCGGTGTCGATACGACGAGCCAGAGCGTAACCGGCGTCTTCCGTGTAGAAAGAACGCAGCGAGGTCAGAGCCTGGACTTCGACGATGTCTTCGATCAGGCGGCTGTACTCAAAATGACGGTTGATCAGCACGGGGATCAGCGTGTCGCTCTCAGCGATCAGGGTGACAGCATCGGTCGCAACCTTAGCCGAGGCGTTGCCACGAGCGGGGCTGGGGATGTTGACGGTGTCGCCCTTCTTGCCTTTGAAGTTCATGCGCTTGACCACGTTGGCCAGAACAAGGTTCTTCTTAAAGGCGGCAACAATTTCATCACTCCAAATCTCGGGGATGAAGTTCGCTGCGGAAGTGGTGGTAACGCTGTTAGTCGGGGAAAAGGCGGTGTTTGCCATAGTTCAAATCTCCAAAAAAAGAAAGGTGGTCTACTTGACCCGGCCTTCTGCGTACGCTTTGATGATCTCATCACTCAGCGATTCGTAGCGGCCCGGGTCGGTCATCCTTAGCCGGATCAGGTCAGCACGGCGATAGACGCGCTTTGAGCTTTCGCCAGAGCCACCAACATCAACTTGCGCGGTCTTAAGATTTTGCTTCCTGACTACCTCACCGGCATCTTCAGTCTGCTTGCTCTTAACGCCACGGATCTGCTTGTAGGTTGACAGCAGTTCATTGGCCGAATCAAAGTCAAACTCGCTATCGGCTCTAGCGTAGAGGCCCACCCGGATAGGCGAGCTTTTCACCCAAGACGCAAACTCAGGGTCTTGAACCAACTGAGCATAATCCGGGTGCTCTTGCGAGAGCTTTTGCTGAGTCTGCATCCGTCTAAAGTCGGCAGCAGCTTGTCGCGCCGCCAGCACATCGGGATGTTTATCAACGGTCTTTTGAACTGCCTTCTGCGGATTCTCAAAGAAATCTACTTCCGGCTCGTCCTCAATCTGACTGGGTTGTTGCTTAGAACTGAGACTTTGCTTGAGCAGCTCATCGGCGAGTTTTCGCACTTCCCCAACTTCTTGGGCTTGTTTGCCAATCAGCTTTTCAGCCTCTTGGTGCATGCGAATGACTTCTTCCAGGCTTTTTGTCCTGTATTTCTCAGGAAGCTCTGGCGTTTTAGTCTCTTCAGCTTCGATTTCGCTGGGCGTGTTCGGTTCTTCGTCAATCAACATAAATGGTTCCTGCCAATCTGGTTGTAGGAGATTCAACTCGGCGCTCATGCTTATGAGTTGGCTTTGCGCTCTGCATTCAACTTTTCGATGTGTTTGCGCTCAAACCGCCCATGTTCGGACGGAAATTGCCCAGACCAACCTTCGAGTTTGAAAGTAGGAGCGCTCATAATGCGTGTTGCGTTTCCACCACACGCGCACTGAACGTTGAACGACTCATAATCGGTCAGACGCTCAATTCGTTGCCCGCATTTGCAGGCGAATTCATAGATTCGTTTCGGCACTTAGTTCCTCGTATGCTCGTTCGCTGATCTGCTTGAGATTTCTCAGCCATAGCAGGATTGACAATTCGCCCTTGCGAAATTGTAAGGCGTTGCCGTCCTCAATCGTAGAAATATTGTTTAGCGATTCCAGCATCTTGTCAATATCTTCTATCAGGTCTAACCAGCCCTGCTGGGAAAACATGCTAAATCGTTCTTCGTAATATTTTTGAAGCTCAGGGGTCATGAGGAAACCTGTTTAATAACAAGGACGATGATGATGCCAAAGATGATGACGACCAGGGTGCCGCCAATGATCTGGGCGTAGAAGAGGCGCTGGGCGACTAGCTTCTTCCTTGCAATTTTGGATTCGCGTTCCGCTTTTTCCCTGGCTTGGCGAATCTTGGCCCGCTCGATGAGCATCTGCTCCCAAAGTTCGGGGTACCCCCCGTACACCAGTTGATGCTTGAGCTGCTCTTCCATCTCACGCAACTGATTGGCCTGCATGACGATTTCCATCGCCTTGCCCGTATCTGACTGGCCCTTCTTACCGGCATCGTTAGCGGCCTTCTGGACAGCGTCTTTGGCGTCAAAAAAGCGGCCAAACTCACCGACAAGACCCTGGATGTCTTTGCCGAGTTTGATTGCCTTTTGGATGCCTGCGACAGCAGCCTGGGCGGTAGCGAATGCGGTGATCGGATCTATCACATAAGCACCCAGATGCCGAGCTTGATCAGCCCGATCAGCGATCCGACCAGCAAAGCAGCGACGGCAAAGCCAAGTATGAAGTCAAGCATCATCCTTTTCCTTTTTCGCCAGTTTTAGGTGCTGGTGTTTGTACCAGATGTTTACGATCAGACCGATGACCGCGATGATCAAGCCGCCAAAAGCCGCGATTTCGTTAGCCGTCAAGCCGAAATAAACGGCAGCGCCGCTGCCTCCGTATTGAGCGGTGGTTGCGACTTTGACGACTTCGACGCTCATGGCTTACTCCAGGGCAGCTTTGATCTCATCCGGGGTAGCCGCCGCGTCAATCGCGGTCTGGATGGTGGCGTACTTCTCGCGGATGGCTTGGCGAGCGGCTTCAGCCGCAACCGCTTCAGACGGAATGGTAGCCTTCAGATCGTAAGGCTTGAATTCCTCGGCCCGAGCAGCGCGGCGCATGTCGTGGCCGATGGCCTTGGCTTTGTCGATGTCGATTACGATGCCCATGTCCAGGCTCCACGGAATGTTCTGTCAGACGGAATCTCGGAAACATCTACGATCTCGTAAGGCTTGCCTGCGGGAATATCTTTCATTGCCGCTTCAACAGACTCAGCTGGAATGATGACCGCCACGCCGCCATCGTCAGTAGGGTAAATGATGCGTTGGTTCATGGTTGGGCCTTAGCGGAAGATGGAAACAGAAAAATATGCTGAATCATAAGGGCCGCGGCCAGGGCCACCGTTGGAGACTACTCTGATTGCTGAAGTTGTTGGAGCTACATCGCCACCAGTCGCGTTATTAGTCGCGATATTTGTAGTAAAAACATCGCTACTTCGACTTGCGGCTATAACGACAGAATAGTTCGCATCAGGCATCGCTGTCGTAAAGTTTACCGTGTAGTCACCCGTAGCGTTGTCCGTAATACTCGATACATTCCCAGACGCACGAATGGCAACTGTGCCAGTACCGTTGAAATTGACCCAAGCACGACAGCCATACGCCACAGCAGCAGATCCGTATCCAGAATTAAACGACAGGTCTCCGCTAAAGGAGCCCGTGGTGCCCGAGATCGGATTGCCGCTGACCTGAACAGTCCCCGTCGCATCCGGCAGCGTAATCGTCCGATCCGTATTGCTGTTCGGTGCGGCCACCGTGAAGATGCCCGTGCCACTGGCGTTGCCTTGAATCTTTACTTGGGACACTACAGTGCTCCTTACCAGGTCAATTGCAGTGCGGCCAGCTCGTCAACCGTCGTGCAAGCAAGAATAGCAGTCTCGTTCGCATCCGACGCAGCGCGGATCGCAGCGCGTGCGGCCAGCGTGTCAGCGTCCACAGCCTTCACGCCTTCAGCGGCACGGGTCACCTTCCAGTCGGTAGCCGCCAGCAGAGAGCCAGCAGTGGCCTTGACCTGGGCGACGAATTGAGACTTCAGGCCCTTGGTGACTAGGCGCTCAGTGCTGTCCACCATTGCAGGCTTGCCGTCCACCTCGCCCAGAACCTTGACGTACAGAGGATTGCCCTGTTCATCAGATTCCTCGCGGTCTTCCAGCAGCTTAGGATTGCCGGGGCCCCAGAAGAAACGGTCGTCATACGCCACCGGATCAGCCACCTCGGTTATGCCAATGGCAGCACGCTCTTCGGGGCTGGCAAGGCGAACCCAGTTGGCCGGGTACTGCGTGCCATCAGCAGTGGTGAACGGCACATCCAGGCCGAGAGGTTTTGAATCGAGTAGGAACATGGGTTACCTCGCGAGAGAAGTACGAAATGGAAATTCGGCGAAGGCCGCGTAGATGTAGCTGCCGCTGGCGTTGTAGCCTCCTTCAGTCGTTCTTAGCTTGAAGCCGTTAGACAGAAGATCAACCGGGTAGCTGGTGAGCGCACTGCTGGAGCTGTTGGCTAGCAGCATTTCATCGGCTGCGTTATAGGCGGGGCGGCGATTGTCAGCCATGTTCCAGTTGGAGACGCCGTCTGTGCGCTTACACATCACAAAAGCGGGCCTAAAGCCTGTGAAAATAAACGGCCCATCAGTGCTGCCGTTGCCGGTGTAGCTGCCGAACTTGCTGAAGCCTGCGACCTCGGCGAAGAGGTAGGCGACATAGGTTCCACCATTTGCATTGGTGATGTTGGATGTTACGCCTACCGAAAATACGGATGACGTTGGAAGTGTGTTATTCCATATGTTGGCGTCTGTTCCTGTTGCCCCAGTTGTGTCGAGCAATAGGTATTGATTTGCTGCAATTGATGTGTGCCATACAGCCCAACTGTTTGCCGCATCACGGCGCTTCACGATAAGCATTTTCGGCGCAACGCCAAGCGAGTGCGCCACCGTGCGTGCGCTGCCCGTGCCCGTATAAGTCACGATGTCAAAGCCGGGTGTCGCGCCTTCTTTCCAGCCCCCAAACGCATAGGTATATGCGTTCTGGTTGGTTGATCCAGTGCCGCTTACGTTGTCACCCAAAACAATTCCGCCAGTGGTGAAGCCGTTGGTGACATCAATGTTTGTTTGCTCTGCATCGGTCAGATTTGAGAACAGTTGCTTGTCGCCACCGACAACCCTATTCACCAGGACATGAGAGCCGGCATTGCTGCGTGACTTGATCCAAGCAAGATCAAGGTCAAATCCAAATCCCGTGACAGAACGATCTTGAACGGCGTTGCCCGTGTACGTCACCACATCAAAATACTGATTGCCCTTCAGGATCGTCGGCTCCGGCAGGTTCTGCGTGTTCAGCGCCCTGAAGCCGGTGGGCGGGGTGTAGGCGAAGGGGCGCTGGCCGAAGTTGACATCAAAAGCAACCGAGCCAGTACCTTCATCCGAAAAAGCGAAGACCCAATCAGCAGCGGGTATAGATGAATACGCCACGCCCTGCGAGACGTTATCTCGGTAGAACGTTAGCGATCCCGCATCCGCGTCAAAGGCAATGCCAATTGTGTGGGATGTCGTGTAAGAACTTCCATAAGACCCCGCTGTGCCAGCGTTGTATTTATTTCCGTTAGTACTGTAGTAGCCGTAAGAGCCGGAAGTTCCACCGACGTAGCTTGTCGGCGCTTCTGCTGAATTGCGGATGCCGATAAGCGCACCAATGGCTAGTGACGAAAATTTGACTTCGCAATACCACTTGCCGGACGGCATTGCCATTGACGCGGAGGTAAGCCCGAATGCCGATGATGCTGTTGTGGCCGTTAAGTTGCCATTGGTGATAGTGCTTGGGACGGCTGGCCCGGATAGCGGATTCAAAACCGCATAATTCCCCCGCCCATCCCCGCCATCAGCCCACAGCGTCGGCACATCCAGCATGGAGTCGTAGGTCGCACCGCTGGTCACCGAGATGTTGTTCGGCGTCCAGTTATTGCCGTTGCCCGAGTAGTCCTTGCCGATGGTCGTAGCGGTGTTGCTGCTGTTATCGGAGAAGTTCAGGAAAAAGCCGTTCGTGCCGTAGGTGCCGGTGTACTTCTTGGGCTTCCACACGCCGGTGAGAACATCGGTTTCGCCGAAGCTGCTGGGCGTGAGGGCTTGGCCGTCGATGAAGTTGATCTCGGTGAGGTAGCCGTCGTAGTATCTTCCACTTACGGATCTCATGCGTCCGATTGAATGTACCTGTGTTGTATTTACATAAGTGTCGTAATTTTGAGTTGGATAGGATGATGTTGAAAACGAAGTTACTTGCGTACCATTAATATAAAGTTTTGCCCTGTCAGCCGATGTTGCTTGAGTAGTGTCAACAGATAGCACTAGGTGAAACCATGCAGAAGGGTCTCTAAAAACTTGAGTTGTTACTAAGTTAAGTTGATACGCTCCAATGTAGGAATAGATCGTAAGCGTATCATTTGCATTTAATTGAATAATGGCTTCATTGTTTCCTGAGCCATCAGAGGCCTCAAAAATCTCTTGTAGCGCACTCAAAGCTCCACGCTTAACCCAACCACTAAATGTCCAAGTCTTGCGGTTGCCCGCGCTCCCCGGAGTGCGGTTGAAATACGCAGACGCACTCGAGCGCAGCCGCACGGAACGGCTGATCTGGTAGCCCTCATCAGCCAGCAGCAGCGGGATGGCGTTGACTACGCTCACTTGCGATCTCCGATCAGACGGGCGGTGATGTTGGTCGTGCTATCGACGTAGTACACCAAGATGTCCACCGCGTTGGCAGTGGTCGTCAGTGTGGGCGCAGCACCAGCGGGGAAGTCCCAGTAGCTGCCATAAGCCAAAGTGCGCGAGCCAGTGCCGTCTTGGGTGAGCTTGATCACGCCGGACTGTCCAGCCACCAAGTTCGTCGGGTTGGCCAACGTGGCGTTGCCCGTCAGAGTGACTGCATAGTTATTGCCCGCACTCATGTCCAGATTGAGCGTGGACGCATAGGTCAGCGTGGTGACGTTTCCGATAACGCCATTGGCTACCGCAAGTCGGCTTCCGCTAATCGCGCCGCTACCATCAATAGTTATTGGCATGTTTGCCTCTCCTTAAACCACAGTCCAGACTGAACCGGAAGAAATCGTCACCGAAGTGCCAGAATCAACTGTCACAGGCCCAGCGCTCAGACCGTTGTCCCCGGAGGCAATTGTATAGTTTGAGCTGACCGTAGCGCTGTTGATCTCAATACCGTTGCTCGCACGCGGAGCCTTCACACTCAACTCGCCCGTGCTGGGTTTGAAGAGATACTGAGCATTGCTCGTGTACAGCGTCGTCGGAGTGCCCGAAGTTGCAGCCGCAAAGAGCGGATACAGGTTCGTGCTGGTCGCCGTGTCGTTGGACAGCGATGCCCCCGCATTGACCGTCGCCCAGGAAGTATTCGTTCCGTCCGTCGTCAGGTACTTGCCCGACTGCGAAGACTGGCTCGGGGCCAGGGCGTTAAAGGCCGTGTTGGCCGTCGTCTGGCCCGTGCCACCATTGGCAATCGGCAGCGTGCCGGTCACCTGGGTTGTGAGGTCAACACCCGAAAGTGTGCCACCCAGTGTCAGGTTTCCGCTGGAAGTGACGGTGCCCGACAGGCTGATGCCGTTGACGGTGCCTGTGCCGCCTACTGAAGTAACGGTGCCGGTGTACTGGTCATTCGACGTAACCGTAAAGTTCGGATACGTCCCACTAATGCTCGTAGTACCCGCGCCCGTGAGCGATACGGTTTGATCTGGCGCACTGTTGGTGATGGTGAAGTTGGGATACGTTCCAGAGGTGCTGATGCCCGTACCAGCCGTGAGCACCACCGTCTGATCCGGGGCGCTGTTAGTGATCGTGATCGAGCCAGCGCCCTCAGTGATACTGATGCCAGTACCGTCAGTCAGGTTGGCGTTCTTCCACACGCCATCCACGGCGTCATAGACGATCGTGTTGCCCGAGGCCAACGTGCCAAACCGCACATTGCCATCAGTGCCGCCAAGCGCGGAGCCGAACGTCGGGCGCACAAACAGCACGCCGTTACTGGTGCCAACATGCACCACCGCTGCGATTGTGGCGATAGCGTTGGGGGTGTTTGGCTTAGTAGCGGTGAGGCCACCTGTTACCGCCGGGTCGTAGTAGAGAATCTGGCCTTGAGTGAACGCGGACGTATTGACGCCTTTAACCTCGCCAAACTCGTAGACCGTAATCCAGTCGTTTGTCGATCCACTCTCGCCCGCTAGGCCAAGAAGGTAATTCGATTGATCGAACGTCAGCCCTGTAGCCGGTGCAGCGGTCAGGCCACCGCTAGCCCCAAGGGTGCCAGTGAACATAAGCACCTGACCCTTGGTGGCAGCAGCGCTTAGACGCACCCGGTAGAACATCTCCTCGCCAATATGCTGGATGACGCTGCCGTTCATCTGGAACGCTAGCGTCTGAAACATATCAGAATCGTCGTAGTACAGCCGACCCGTAGCATCGGTAACTGTGGCCGTCGTATCAAACTGGATGAAGTCA